CGCCGGCAGTGCCACGGTTACTCCGAAACTGAATGGAGTGGCTGGCCCGGCATTCCAGGTTATAAAAGACAGTCTGACACTGGGACTGAATGCGCTGACGCTGACGGATGTTACAAAAAATGCAGCGTATGGCGTTGAGATAGAAAGTCTGGTGCTGGAGATAAATGCACCGGCAGCATAATAAAAAAAGAGCCAGCGACTGACCTGAAAGAAGACGCTGGCTAAAAGGCCTTATATGTTTGTAGAGACTTATTTTTCACAGACAGCAATGATGCCTGTCAATATATTATCAATATGCGGATTGTTTCAGTTACAGATGCTTTATTAAGGAAAAAAACAGCCAGCACTGACTTTCGGTGGAGAGGTGCTGGCTCAGAAGGATAGTTGGATTTCACATGATACTTATGCCTGGCGGTATATTTTCTGACAGACAGTGACGGGTGTTGTCAAGATATTGTGTCATTTATAACCTGAATCAGGGGAGGCCGGAATGTTATCTGGCATTTTTAGCAGAGCCTGAATGCCATAATCACGGCTCCCGGAGTTGGCCGTCAGTGGGTGACACTGGCGGTTTTTTTGTTTTTCTTTACTTTCATTTTCTGTCGGCGGTGACGGAGACATACATCAGATGGAAAAAATCACAACAGGTGTGTCATACACCACGTCAGCGGTGGGGACGGGATACTGGTTACTGCAGCTGCTGGACAAAGTCTCTCCGTCCCAGTGGGTGGCAATAGGTGTGCTGGGAAGTCTGCTGTTTGGCCTGCTGACGTATCTGACTAACCTGTATTTCAAAATCAGAGAGGACCGTCGTAAGGTGGCGCGGGGAGAGTAGTCGATGAATAAACAATACGAACTGGTTGTAAAATGAATATTTCTAACTGAAAAAACGTTCCATGAGGTAAGAAAAGGTCACAGGCAATCAATAACAGGACGTGATGAAAGACCCTTGCATTTGTGCGCTTTCTCTTTAGATAGCAGCAGATACTGAAAATCAGAGTTGTCGGGGAGTCAGGGATACAGCTGTGCAAGAGTTGGTCATTGTGATTCCATTGAAATCCTGTATGCCATGAAGGGCAGGATTTTATGGCTACCTGAGCTTTGGTGATAGTAAGTTGAAAATTCGCATTTTTTGCTGACATGCGTAACGAGAATCCCATAAGCAGGGAGGACTTAATTCTTCATTAACCCATGCGTTGATATTATGTTTCAGCCGTTGAAGCATCAGCGGTGTTAATGTTGTGGTAATAATATCCAGCGTTTTATGTGAGATCTTACCGTAAGGGTCTGCAAGAATGCTGCTTGTTGCTTCGTTATTATCTGCCATCAGAAGAAGTAACTCTGATTTAACGTTTTCTGTCATTAGTTGTAAAAATCTTCTGCGCAAACTTTCTTTACTGTTCATTTATATGGCTTCATTTGTTGTAATCTGCTGCGTCTCAAGGGATATGTTTATGAGAGCGACCATGAGTGTTGGATTATATACCTAACATATCAAGGGATTAGAAATCGATAAATCCCCATGCACGAAAAAATAAAATACGGCCTGTCGGCTGCCGTTCTGGCGCTGATTGGTGCAGGTGCTTCTGCGCCTGAAATCCTCGACCAGTTTCTGGATGAAAAGGAAGGTAACCACACCACGGCATACCGTGATGGTGCGGGGATCTGGACCATCTGCCGTGGTGCCATTCTGGTGGATGGTAAGCCTGTTATTCCTGGCATGAAGCTGTCAAAGGAAAAATGCGACCGGGTTAATGCCATCGAACGTGACAAGGCGCTGGCATGGGTGGAGAAAAACATCCGGGTGCCGCTGACCGAACCCCAGAAAGCGGGGATCGCGTCATTCTGTCCGTACAACATTGGCCCCGGTAAGTGCTTCCCGTCGACGTTTTATAAACGAATTAATGCAGGCGATCGAAAAGGTGCCTGTGAGGCGATTCGCTGGTGGATTAAGGACGGTGGCAGAGACTGCCGTATCCGTTCAAATAATTGCTACGGTCAGGTCTCACGGCGTGACCAGGAGAGCGCGCTGGCGTGCTGGGACATCGACAGATAGCAGAATATTTTCCTGAAAAATGACGTTGGCCAACGCGGGTGGATAACACGAAATCCTGAAAACTGGTAAAACCTAAGTGAATAAAAGTAAAAACCCCGTTTGTTGGCAGCAAGCGGGGTTTTGTGTTTTCTGACCTTGAGCAAGGCAAGGGAGAAATTATGGGTAGGGAGGTACTTTCCCTGTGAGGAAGTATAAAAGATTCTTTCTGAGGTTGTCCATTATGAAAGGCATTGAAGTGGAGACGCCAGCCAGTCTGGATTTAACAAGAGCGGCAGCTTTTGCCATTCGTATTGTGGCCATTGCTGTTCTGGTCTGGGCAATCCGTTGGTGGTGATATGAACCGTGTTCTGTGCGTGGTTATCATTGTCCTGCTGGTGGCCTGTGGTGCGCTTAGTCTGGGGCTGAATCATTACCGTGATCACGCCATCATCTACAAAGAGCAGCGCGATAAAAAAGCCAGTGAGCTGGAGCTGGCGAACGCGACAATTACTGATATGCAGATACGCCAGCGTGATGTCGCTGCACTTGATGCCAGATACTCGAGGGAATTAGCCGATGCGAGAGCTGAAAATGAAACTCTGCGTGCTGATGTTGCCGCTGGTCGTAAGCGCCTGCGGATCAACGCCACCTGCTCCGGTACCGTGCGTGAAGCCACCGGCACCTCCGGCGTGGATAATGCAACCGGCCCCCGACTGGCAGACACCGCTGAACGGGATTATTTCATCCTCAGAGAACGGCTGATGGCAATGCAGAAGCAACTGGAAGGAGCACAGGAATATATCCGTACCCAGTGTATACCGTGATATTTTGTTATGAAGGTGTTACTGGTAACGTTAAGGTAATTTAACAAAGAGTCAGTTCCGGACTTTATAGTGTGCTCAGTTCATGGCCAAAAACGATTTCTGTGATAAATATTTTGAATATTATTTACAGGTAAATGGAGTGGGGCACATGGATAGAAATATTACAATAGAGAATGAAGTATATGCCCGTATTGTATGGGCAGAGAAGGCAAAAACACGGTAATTCCGTGTGTTGCCATGATACCTGATTGGCAGAATAGTTGTTTGGTTTTGAGTATATAGTCAGCGTTTTTTGTTCAGTAATTGCTCCCTCAAAAAATAATAAAACAAGGTGATTATTTTTGTTTATTATTTAGTTTTTTTTGTGTGTTGTTTTATTGTTTTTGCGTGGTTTGTTTTTTATTGTTATTTCATTAAGGGAAGGTAAATTCAGGATGGCAGTCTGTAGATAATCGGAGGTCACTTATGCTACATGATCACGTGGCAGAATGTCTGGAGAAAAAAGGACTGTACCGGAGAGCAGCTGAACGATGGGCAAAAGTGATGGTACAGCTAAGTGATGACCAGAAAAGAAAAGTGGCGGCACAGAAACGAGCAGAGTGTTTGCGTAAGGCGCGCCGGACTCCGGTTTCACCGGTGAACCTGACCGAAATAAAACAAGCGGTCAACAGACTACATTCTGAGTTGGGAATGGGATTTGAAGAGCGGCGGGTATTCCGACGATATAAAGGGACAGGAGAACAGAATACGTCCGGAAACGCGCGGTCAAAAAAATGCTAAAAAATATCTGAGAGAGTTATTGCCTGTTACCATAAGAAAAAGCGACTTTAGTGGTCGCTTTTTGTGTCATATATAAGTCGTTTAAGTAAACCTGTCTGAACAGGTGCTCTGGTCGTGTTTGTCTTTGTTGGGTACAAATTGAGAATATTTTTCATTAATTAATCTTCTTCTGCAGGCTTCAATAACCCACGCTGAAAAATTACCTGAACCTTTCAGGTCAAGAGCGATGTTAATTTGTTCAATTATCTGGTTTGGAAATCGGATGTTGCGGGTTGTTGTTCTGCGGGTTCTGTTCTTTGATGACATAATGTTGCCCCGTATTCAGTGTTGCTGATTTGTATTATCTGAAGTTGCTTTTACGCTAATTTGATGCAGATCAATTAATACGATACCTGCGTAATAATTGATTATTTCTCGTGGTTTGATGGCGTACACACATGTCGTGATAAACCTCATGTAGATGATAATTATTATCATTTTCGTGGGTCCTTTCCGGCGATCCGACAGGTTACGGGGCGGCGACCTCGCGGGTTTTCGCTATTTATGAGATTTTTTGAGGGGGAGTTGTTGTTTAATTGTTTGGTATATCTAATTGATAAGTAAGGTGAAAATAAAATAAATACAACAACCTTACGATGTGTTTTGATGTCGTCAATGCGAAAAATGTCAATGATATCAAATGGTTTTGTAAAAACACATGGTTGTTGTATCGCTTTTTATCGATGGCTTATGGAGAGGAGATGGCCTTTTTATTGAATAAAAGTGATATGGCCTCCTCCATCGGTATATCTGTTCAGGCATTTGATAAATGGGGCGTTCCTCCTGTTGAGCGTCGGGGGAGGGAAGTTTTTTATGACGTTAAAACTGTACTGGAGATAGATCGCGAGCGGCGACAACACAATCAGAGAATACCTGATGACGAGGGCGATCTGGAGGAAAGGCTGCTTCGGGCCAGAGCTGAACTGACAGAAGAACAGGCCGTAGCTCAAAAACTTAAAAATCAGGTAACCGAAGGTAAGCTTATTGACACCGGATTCTGTATTTTTGCCCTCAGTAAGCTGGCAATGGCGTTATCCAGTACGCTTGATTCCATCCCTTTATCCATGCAGCGACAGTTTCCTGATTTAACACCGCGCCATCTTGACCATCTGAAAACCCTTATTGCTAAGGGGGCAAATCAGTGTGCGCGGGCAGGGGATAAATTACCGGATTTACTTGATGAATATATCAGAGCAACAACTGAATAATATGATGAGCGCTGTCACAACTGCATTACAGCCCCTGATAAGGGCATTGCCGGTGACGCCAGTTGAATGGGCTGATCAAAATTATTATCTGCCTAAAGAATCTTCATATGGTGAGGGCGAATGGAAAACGCTGCCATTCCAGATCGCCATCATGAACAGCATGGGGAATGATCAGATCCGCACTGTTAATCTGATTAAATCTGCCCGTGTTGGCTATACAAAGATGTTGCTGGGGGTGGTCGGGTATTTTATTGAGCATAAATCCCGAAACAGTCTGCTTTTTCAGCCCACGGATTCTGCCGCTGAAGATTTTATGAAGTCTCACGTGGAGGCGACGATTCGGAACGTGCCATGCCTGAAAGACCTTTCCCCATGGCTGGGTCGTAAACATCGTGACAATACTCTCACGCTGAAACGCTTTTCATCGGGCGTCGGTTTCTGGTGCCTGGGCGGCGCTGCCGCCAAAAACTACCGTGAAAAATCCGTGGACGTGGTCTGCTATGACGAACTTTCCTCGTTCGAGCCGGATGTCGAAAAAGAGGGCTCGCCAACCCTGCTGGGGGATAAGCGTATTGAGGGGTCGGTGTGGCCAAAATCCATTCGCGGCTCGACGCCTAAAATCAAAGGCACCTGCCAGATCGAAAAAGCCGCTAACGAGTCGGCGCATTTTATGCGTTTTTATGTGCCCTGCCCGCACTGTGGGGAGGAGCAGTATCTGAAATTTGGCGATGAGTCCACGCCTTTTGGGCTTAAATGGGAGAAGGACAGCCCTGAAAGTGTTTTCTACCTCTGTGAACATCATGGCTGCGTGATCCATCAGTCTGAACTGGACCAGAGCAACGGGCGGTGGATCTGTGAAAACACGGGCATGTGGACCCGTGACGGTCTGACGTTTTTCAGCGCCCGGGGTGATGAAATTCCGCCGCCGCGCTCCATCACGTTCCATATCTGGACGGCGTACAGTCCGTTCACCACCTGGGTACAGATAGTCTATGACTGGCTGGATGCACTGAAAGATCCCAACGGCCTGAAAACCTTTGTGAACACCACGCTGGGCGAGACCTGGGAAGAGGCCGTGGGCGAAAAACTCGATCACCAGGTACTGATGGATAAGGTGGTGCGTTACACGGCGGCGGTGCCTGCCCGGGTGGTTTATCTGACGGCGGGCATTGACTCGCAGCGAAACCGTTTTGAGATGTATGTCTGGGGATGGGCTCCGGGAGAGGAAGCCTTTCTGGTGGATAAAATCATCATTATGGGGCGTCCTGATGAGGAAGAGACGCTGTTACGTGTGGATGCGGCGATCAACAAAAAATACCGCCATGCGGATGGCACCGAAATGACTATTTCCCGTGTCTGCTGGGACACCGGGGGGATCGATGGTGAAATTGTTTATCAGAGATCAAAAAAACACGGTGTTTTCCGGGTGCTGCCGGTAAAAGGCGCATCTGTCTATGGCAAGCCGGTGATCACCATGCCGAAAACCCGCAATCAGCGGGGCGTGTATCTGTGTGAAGTGGGAACGGACACCGCAAAAGAAATTCTCTATGCCCGTATGAAAGCCGATCCCTCGCCTGCGGATGAAGCCACGTCGTATGCCATCCGTTTTCCTGATGATCCGGAGATTTTTTCGCAGACAGAGGCGCAGCAACTGGTCGCGGAAGAGCTGGTGGAGAAGTGGGAAAAAGGAAAGATGCGTCTGCTGTGGGATAACAAAAAGCGGCGTAACGAAGCGCTGGACTGCCTGGTGTATGCCTACGCGGCATTACGTGTGTCCGTGCAACGCTGGCAGCTTGATCTGGCTGTACTGGCAAAATCCCGGGAAGAAGAGACGACCCGGCCAACCCTGAAAGAACTGGCAGCGAAGCTGTCCGGAGGAGTGAATGGTTACAGTCGCTGAACTGCAGGCGCTGCGTCAGGCGCGCCTTGATTTATTAACCGGTAAACGGGTGGTGTCTGTCCAGAAAGATGGTCGCAGAATTGAATATACGGCGGCTTCTCTGGATGAGCTTAACCGGGCGATCAATGATGCGGAGTCGGTACTGGGGACAACCCGGCGTCGCCGTCGTCCGCTGGGAGTGAGGTTATGAAACGAACGCCTGTCCTGATTGATGTGAACGGCGTTCCGCTTCGTGAGAGTCTCAGCTACAACGGGGGCGGTGCAGGATTTGGCGGGCAAATGGCGGAGTGGTTGCCACCGGCGCAGAGTGCCGATGCGGCCCTGCTGCCCGCGTTGCGTCTGGGGAATGCCCGGGCAGATGATCTGGTACGCAATAACGGAATAGCGGCCAATGCGGTGGCACTGCATAAGGATCACATTGTCGGGCATATGTTTCTGATCAGCTACCGTCCGAACTGGCGCTGGCTGGGGATGCGGGAGACCGCAGCAAAAAGCTTTGTCGATGAGGTGGAGGCGGCCTGGTCGGAATACGCCGAAGGGATGTCTGGCGAGATCGACGTGGAAGGAAAACGCACGTTCACGGAATTTATCCGTGAAGGTGTGGGCGTTCATGCGTTTAACGGCGAAATCTTTGTGCAGCCGGTCTGGGATACGGAAACCACGCAGTTATTCCGTACGCGTTTTAAAGCCGTGAGTCCGAAACGGGTGGACACGCCAGGACACGGTATGGGGAACCGTTTTCTGCGGGCCGGGGTGGAGGTCGATCGATATGGCCGTGCCGTTGCGTACCATATCTGTGAGGATGATTTTCCGTTCTCCGGGAGTGGACGATGGGAACGGATCCCGCGTGAACTTCCCACCGGGCGTCCGGCCATGCTGCATATTTTCGAGCCGGTGGAGGACGGGCAGACCCGTGGGGCCAACCAGTTTTACAGCGTCATGGAACGGCTGAAGATGCTCGATTCCCTGCAGGCAACACAGCTTCAGTCGGCCATTGTGAAAGCCATGTATGCAGCGACGATTGAAAGTGACCTTGATACCGAAAAGGCCTTTGAATATATCGCCGGTGCGCCGCAGGGGCAGAAGGATAATCCGCTTATTAATATTCTGGAGAAGTTCTCCAGCTGGTATGACACGAATAACGTGACGCTGGGTGGTGTCAAAATTCCGCACCTTTTCCCCGGGGATGATCTGAAACTACAGACTGCGCAGGATTCAGACAATGGATTTTCGGCGCTTGAACAGGCGCTGCTGCGGTATATCGCCGCCGGTCTTGGCGTTTCCTACGAACAGTTGTCCCGTGATTACTCGAAGGTCAGTTATTCAAGTGCCCGCGCCTCTGCCAATGAGTCGTGGCGCTATTTTATGGGGCGGCGAAAATTTATTGCGGCCCGGCTGGCCACGCAGATGTTTTCCTGCTGGCTGGAAGAGGCACTTCTTCGGGGGATTATCCGTCCGCCACGGGCGCGTTTTGATTTTTATCAGGCGCGATCAGCCTGGTCACGGGCAGAGTGGATTGGTGCCGGAAGAATGGCCATTGACGGGCTCAAGGAGGTTCAGGAATCGGTGATGCGCATTGAGGCCGGACTGAGCACGTATGAGAAAGAGCTGGCGCTGATGGGCGAGGATTATCAGGACATTTTCCGCCAGCAGGTCAGGGAATCTGCAGAGCGGCAAAAAGCCGGACTCTCACGTCCGGTGTGGATAGCGCAGGCGTATCAGCAGCAGATAGCGGAGAGTCGCAGGCCGGAAGAGGAGACAACACCACGTGAGACGTAATCTTTCACACATTATTGCCGCAGCATTCAATGAACCGCTGCTTCTGGAGCCCGCCTATGCGCGGGTTTTCTTTTGCGCGCTCGGGCGCGAGATGGGGGCAGCAAGTCTTTCGGTACCACAGCAGCAGGTACAGCTTGATGCTCCCGGAATGCTGGCTGAAACGGACGAGTACATGGCCGGAGGTAAACGACCGGCCCGTGTTTACCGGGTGGTGAACGGTATTGCTGTACTGCCGGTGACCGGCACGCTGGTGCACCGGCTGGGGGGTATGCGGCCATTTTCCGGAATGACAGGCTATGACGGCATTGTCGCCTGTCTTCAGCAGGCAATGGCGGATAGCCAGGTGCGGGGCGTACTGCTGGACATTGACAGTCCGGGCGGGCAGGCCGCCGGCGCGTTTGACTGCGCTGACATGATTTACCGCCTCCGTCAGCAGAAGCCGGTCTGGGCACTGTGCAATGACACGGCCTGTTCTGCAGCCATGCTGCTGGCGTCGGCCTGCTCCCGACGGCTGGTTACCCAGACATCCCGTATCGGCTCCATTGGCGTGATGATGAGCCATGTCAGCTATGCCGGTCATCTGGCGCAGGCCGGTGTGGATATCACGCTGATTTACGCAGGGGCGCACAAGGTGGATGGCAATCAGTTTGAAGCCTTACCGGCAGAGGTTCGCCAGGACATGCAACAGCGCATTGATGCGGCGCACCGGATGTTTGCCGAAAAAGTGGCGATGTATACCGGGCTGTCTGTGGATGCGGTCACGGGAACAGAGGCCGCCGTTTTTGAAGGTCAGTCCGGCATTGAGGCCGGGCTGGCGGATGAATTAATCAATGCGTCGGATGCCATCAGTGTGATGGCCACGGCGCTGAACAGTAATGTCAGAGGAGGCACTATGCCGCAATTAACTGCAACGGAAGCCGCCGTGCAGGAGAACCAGCGAGTGATGGGGATCCTGACATGCCAGGAAGCGAAAGGACGTGAACAGCTTGCCACGATGCTGGCAGGACAACAGGGCATGAGCGTTGAACAGGCCCGGGCGATTCTGGCCGCGGCGGCACCACAGCAGCCGGTGGCATCCGCGCAGAGTGAAGCCGATCGCATTATGGCGTGTGAAGAAGCGAAAGGTCGTGAACAACTGGCAGCAACGCTGGCGGCGATGCCGGAGATGACGGTGGAAAAAGCCCGCCCGATCCTGGCTGCTTCACCGCAGGCGAATGCCGGACCATCACTCCGTGATCAGATCATGGCACTGGATGAGGCAAAAGGGGCTGAGGCGCAGGCTGAACAGCTGGCTGCCTGCCCGGGAATGACCGTGGAGAGCGCCCGGGCTGTGCTGGCTGCGGGATCAGGTAAGGCAGAACCGGTCTCTGCATCCACAACCGCCATGTTTGAACACATCATGGCGAACCATTCACCGGCAGCGGTACAGGGGGGCGTGCCACAGACGTCAGAAGACGGTGATGCGGACGTGAAAATGCTCATGGCCATGCCATGAAGCCAGTGCTGAACATCAACACGAGGTTTTAACAATATGGTGACGAAAACCATCACTGAACAGCGTGCGGAAGTACATATTTTTGCCGGTAATGATCCGGCTCACACCGCCACAGGCAGCAGCGGGATTTCCTCGGCAACACCGGCACTGACACCCCTGATGCTGGATGAAGCCACCGGGAAACTGGTGGTCTGGGACGGACAGAAAGCCGGTAGTGCGGTTGGCATACTGGTACTGCCGCTTGAAGGCACAGAGACGGTACTGACCTATTACAAGTCGGGGACCTTTGCGACGGAGGCAATCCGCTGGCCTGAAAGTGTGGATGAACACAAAAAGGCAAACGCCTTTACCGGCAGTGCCCTGAGTCACGCGGCGCTGCCGTAACACGTTATCAGGCCACCGCGGTGGCCTGACTGATTTCTGAATGAAAGGAACTGATTTATGGGATTGTTTACGACCCGCCAGTTACTCGGTTATACCGAACAAAAAGTGAAATTCCGTGCGCTGTTTCTGGAGCTGTTTTTCCGCCGTACGGTGAATTTCCACACCGAAGAGGTGATGCTGGACAAAATTACCGGAAAAACGCCGGTGGCGGCCTATGTCTCCCCGATCGTTGAAGGAAAAGTGCTGCGCCATCGCGGTGGTGAAACCCGCGTGTTACGTCCGGGCTACGTCAAGCCCAAACACGAATTTAATTACCAGCAGGCGGTTGAGCGCCTTCCCGGTGAAGATCCGGCTCAACTGAACGACCCGGCCTACCGTCGTCTGCGTATCATCACCGATAACCTCAAACAGGAAGAGCACGCCATTGTCCAGGTGGAAGAAATGCAGGCGGTGAATGCCGTGCTGTATGGCAAATACACCATGGAAGGGGAACAGTTTGACACGGTCGAGGTGGATTTCGGACGCTCTGAAGGAAATAACATTGAGCAGGCCGACGGTAAAAAATGGTCTGAGCAGGACCGTGATACGTTTGATCCGACGCATGATATTGACCTCTACTGCGATCAGGCCAGCGGTCTTGTAAATATTGCCATTATGGACGGTACGGTCTGGCGTCTGCTGAATGGCTTTAAGCTGTTCCGCGAAAAACTGGATACCCGTCGCGGCTCAAATTCACAACTCGAAACGGCAGTGAAAGACCTGGGAGCGGTGGTGTCTTTCAAAGGGTATTACGGCGATCTGGCCATTGTGGTGGCGAAAACGTCTTATGTGGCAGACGACGGTACCGAAAAACGTTATCTGCCGGAGGGCACACTGGTCCTGGGAAATACGGCAGCAGAGGGCATCCGTTGCTACGGTGCCATTCAGGATGCGCAGGCGTTGTCCGAAGGTGTGGTGGCCTCTTCCCGTTACCCGAAACACTGGCTGACCGTGGGCGATCCGGCCCGTGAATTCACCATGACGCAGTCCGCACCGCTGATGGTGCTGCCGGATCCGGATGAGTTTGTGGTGGTGCAGGTGAAATAATCCGTGAGCGGGGGCGAAATGCCCCCGTGTCTTTTTTCACAGGAGGCTGAGATGGCAACAAAAGAAGAAAATCAGAAACATCTTCGTCAACTGGCTGGCCTGCTGGGGCGCGAGGCGGATATGTCGGGGAGTGCTGCGGATATTGCGCAACGTGTGTCTGAGTGGGAAGAGGAGCTTGCTGCTTCCCCGGAGGGCATTATGCACTGCTGATGAGAGCGGGCCTGAGCAAAATCACACAGACGATGGTGAGCAGTTGAACAACACGGATGCTACGGATGATGTTAAAGCCGTCCGGGTACGGAAATGCCTGCAAGTAATGGGGTATTGCCCGGAGACAGGCCGTCCCGTTGAACTGACGTAACGGGGCATGCGTGTTCTGGTGCCATCACCACTGGCAACAGCCATGATACAGCACGGAACGGCTGAACATGCGTGATTTTCAGAATGCCTTTGATGCTGCCCTCGCCGGGGTAGACAGCACGATCGTTGAAGTGATGGGACTCTGTGCGCAGTTCACCTCGGGGGCACAGTGTGGCAGCGAAGTTCAGGGGGTTTTTGACGATCCGGAGTCGCTGGGGGTTGCCGGTAGCGGGGTCCGTATTGAAGGAAGCTGCCCGTCATTATTTGTACGGACGGATACGGTTCGTGCCGTGCGGCGTGGTGACACGCTGACCATTAATGGTGAGACATTCTGGGTGGATCGTGTTTCTCCGGATGACGGGGGCAGCTGTTATCTCTGGCTCAACCGTGGGCAACCACCCGCAGTTAACCGGCGACGATAAACGCAGGGTGAATTATGGCGATAAAAGGGCTTGATCAGGCGATTGAAAATCTGAGCCGGGTTCGTAAAAACGCCATTCCGGCGGCTTCAGCAATGACCATTAACCGCGTGGCCACAACGGCGATTAATCAGTCTTCGTCACAGGTTGCCCGGGAAACCAGGGTGAGACGGAAACTGGTAAAGGAACGGTCCAGACTGAAACGGGCCACGGTCAGAAATCCGAATGCCAGAATTATCGTTAACCGCGGTGATCTCCCGGTGATTAAGCTGGGGATCAGAATGCCGGGGCGTCGTCCGAACAGCATACTCAAAGCCGGTCAGCATCGGTATCAGCGGGCATTTATCCAGCGATTAAAAAATGGGCGCTGGCATGTCATGCAACGTCTTCCCCAGGCCAGATATGAGGAGGGCAATGACGACAAGGGAAGGAAAAACCGTAATCGCCTTCCCATTCAGGTGGTGAAAATCCCGATGGCGGCCCCACTGAAACAGGCATTTGATGAGAATGTTGACCGTATCCGGCGTGAACGCCTGCCCAAAGAACTGGCATACGCGCTGAAACAACAACTGAGGATTGCGATAAAACGATGAAAAACACTGACATCCGTGCCGCAGTGCTGGATGCACTCGAGCAGCATGAACACGGGGCGACGCTGTTTGATGGTCGCCCCGTTGTTTTTGACGAAGAGGATTTTCCCGCGATCGCGGTTTATCTGACGGATGCAGAGTATACCGGTGAAGAGCTGGATGCAGATACCTGGCGGGCCACACTGCATATTGAAGTGTTCCTACCGGCACAGGTACCGGATTCAGAGCTGGATCAGTGGATGGAAACCCGGATTTACCCGGCGATGACCGCGATCCCGGCACTGGCAGGAATGATTACCACGATGGTTAAGCAGGGCTATGACTATCGTCGTGATGACGATATGGCGTTATGGAGCTCTGCAGATCTGACTTATTCCATTACATACGAGATGTGAGGACGATATGCCAACACCAAATCCCCTGGAGCCGGTAAAAGGTGCCGGTACCACTCTGTGGGTTTACAACGGCAAGGGTGATGCTTATGCAAACCCGTTGTCAGACGATGACTGGCAGCGACTGGCTAAGGTGAAGGATCTGACGCCGGGCGAGATGACGGCAGAATCCTACGATGATAACTACCTGGATGATGAAGACGCGGACTGGACCGCGACCGGGCAGGGACAGAAATCTGCAGGTGACACCAGTTTTACACTGGCCTGGAAACCGGGAGAAGAAGGCCAGAAAGGGCTTATAGGCTGGTTTGAAAGCGGCGATGTCCGGGCCTATAAAATCCGTTTTCCGAATGGCACGGTGGATGTGTTCCGTGGCTGGATCAGCAGTATCGGTAAGGCAGTGACGGCGAAAGAAGTGATCACCCGAACAGTGAAAGTCACCAACGTGGGCAAACCTTCCGTAGCGGAAGAACGCAGCAAAATTACGCCGGCCACTGCAATTAAGGTGACACCGACATCCGGTACCGTGGAAAAAGGAAAAACAACCACCCTGACGGTTTCTTTTGAGCCGGAAAGTGCAACCGACAAGACGTTCAGAGCGGTTTCCGCCGATCCGTCAAAAGCAACCATTACTGTGAAAGATATGACAATCACGGTAAACGGCGTGAAGACAGGAAAAGTGCAGTATCCCCGTGATGACCGGAAATGGTCAGTTCGCCACAGTAGCTGAAGTCACCGTTACTGAAGCGGGCGCTGCAGGGTAAACGGAGGTAATACATGTTTCTGAAAACAGAACAATTTGAATATAACGGTGTGTCTGTCACGCTTTCCGAATTGTCTGCGCTGCAGCGTATCGAGCATCTTGCCCTCCTGAAACGGCGTGCAGAACAGGCAGAATCCAGCGGCAACCTGCAGGTAAGCGTGGAAGATCTCGTCAGAACCGGCGCGTTTCTGGTGGCGATGTCCCTGTGGCATAACCATCCACAGAAAACGCAGTCACCGTCAATGAATGAGGCCGTGATGAAGATAGAGCAGGAAGTCCTGACCACCTGGCCTGCTGATGCCATTGCCCGGGCGGAAGATGTGGTGTTGCGTCTGTCCGGGATGAGCGGGCCTGTTCATGTGGATACGGATATTACCGAAGTGGCGAAAAATAACGCGCTGACTGATGATGATTTTTCTGCGGGAAAGTCTTCGACGGCGAGCTGAATTTTGCCCTCAGACTGGCGCGAGAGATGGGGAGGCCTGACTGGCGCGCCATGCTTGCCGGGATGACATCCACCGAATATGCCGACTGGCGACATTTTTACCGCATGCATTATTTTCACGATACCCAGCTGGATATGCATTTTTCCGGGCTGACGTACGCTGTACTCAGCCTGTTTTTTTGCGATCCGGATATGCATCCCTCTGATTTCAGTCTGC